GGTAGTTGATGGCTGGGGTCATGTCCATTCCGGTTCGGTGTTGTCCTGGGTCAATGTCGCCTTCTGGGCATCGGTCAGCCAGAGATACTCGTTGCGCGAGTAATACTGGCGGATGCACTCGGGGAGTTCGTCGTAGGGATCACGGGGCTCGGTAAGGCTCGACAAACTTGCGTCCATTGCTGAACTCATAGCTCGGCTCCTGGGCGACGATCGGATCACCGGACTCGGCCAGGGCGATCGCGACTTCCTCGCTCCACAGCCGCTGCGTGAAGTACGGCCCGCCGGGCGGGTTGATCGGGATGTTCGGGTCAGATGCCATCAGGGTTCTCATCCAAATAAAATGGTATAATTCTGGTTCAAAAACCTGTTTAGGAGAACAGAATGCTTGATCAAAAAACACTCCGTGAACTGCTTGATTACAACCCTGATACCGGCGTCTTTATCCGCAAAACTCGCACCGCGAACGCGATCAACGTCGGAGACGTGGCCGGTTACGTTAATGCCTGCGGATACGTCATCGTCAGTGTTCAGAACAAGCCAAGACTCGCCCACAGACTGGCCTGGCTTTACATGTACGGAAGCTGGCCAACCAAAAACCTTGATCATGCTGACGGCAACAGAGAAAACAACGCCATAAGCAATCTTCGAGAATGCAATCAGTCCCAAAACGTTGCCAACACAAGACTTGGTCGTCGTAACTCGTCCGGATTCAAAGGTGTTAGCTGCATTCCCGGGCGCAAAAGTCCTTGGCGTGCGCGCATCACTATTGATTACAAAGAACGAACAATTGGCTACTACAAGACGCAAGAAGACGCCTACGCTGCTTATTGCAAAGCAGCCGCAGAAGCGTTTGGCGAGTTTCACAGACCAAAGTAGCGTCACACTCCGTCCTCGTAAACTTGTGGTTCCAGCGCCCTCTCGTCGATCACGATGGGCGGCATTGCGTCTATGTCGTAAATCCGGCTCACGGCGTCGATCAGGTCATCGTGGGCACAGAACGGGAACGTCAGGAACTCCTCCAGGAAGTTCTTGTTGAGACTGTACAGACGTCCCTCCTCATCGCTCCGCATCGTCGGTGCATAGACCCTGAACCCCTGCCCTTCCGCCTTGACCCGGGCCTGGGCCTTGGTCTCGCCCTCGACCTTGGCCGGCAGGTAGAAGCGGCCGTTGCGGAAGTCTGGCTCGAGGCGCTGGACCCGGTCGGTCTTGGAGCCCGGCCCTTCCCGCGGCCACGCCAGTTCCACGATGTCGAAGATGTCCTTGTCGCGCTTCATCTCGATCTCGAAGTGCTCGAGGTCAGATGTTGATCCGTAGCGCTCATAGCCGACCTTGACCGACTGGACCCCGGGCATCCGCATCCAGACCTTGCGGAGTTCCTTGATCCGCTGGTAGCGCTCGGCCAGTCCCATCTTGTGATGCCATCCATCGAGCAGCCACTTGTTGCCGGCAGTATCGACCCCGACCACGGGGATCGCGGTCTTGTCCGAGCCCTTCTTCTTCGAGCTTGCCGGGTCGCACAGGATATAGACGTTGAGGGTGGCAGGCCGGATGTCGGAGAACTTCAGCCAATCCTTGCTGAAGATGGCCGCGGTGCCGGCGGATGGGTTCTGCAGCATCTGGGCCGCGAGGACCGTCGTGGTCTGCTTCTTCTTCTTGTCCTCCCAGACGGCCTCGGGCAGGAACACGGGCTTGCCGTCCCGGTAACCGGTGTCGGTGGCCGGGTAGATCCGCGGGGTCACTGCGCCCATGTCCAGCATGGCCTGGTAGGTGTCGCCGAAGTGATACCTTGTCCCGATGTGCCATGCCCGGGCCAGTCCGTTCTCACCGCGGGCGCCGAGATTGTCGGACAGCGACCAGGCCTCGGTGGTCTTCTGGATCATTTCGGGCGACGTGACGCTATCCACGGTCACCACGTCATCATAGACGCGCAGCAGGAAGTGGGCGCCGGTCGGCTGGCCATCGACCAGGCCGTGCCCCTCGACCGTGGCCTCCTTCGGGTTGCCCTGGCGCTTGACGACGATGCCGGAGTCCTCGGACCAGCGCGGGCTCTCCTTCTTCGGGTCGGCGTAGAGGATGTCCGGGTAGAGCGCCTTCAGGAGTTGATTCGACTCGAGTTCGTACTTGATCTGGCGCAGGAACTTGCGGGCGGTCGGCTTGTTGAACGAAAAGATGCCGATCGTGATCTCTGGGTCAAGCAAAATCTCTTGGATGATCCCTGTAAAACTGATGATCGTGCTCTTGTAATGCTCACCTTCGTGCCCAGAGGTCGAGATGACCGTCTGGGCTTTCCTCCACTTCGCGGCACCGGGCATAGAGCCACGGGTGTATTGCATCAGGACGATTCAATACATGGGTGAGCAAGAAGAATCGATCGATTCTCGCGAGATGCGCTACATCATTTGCCGGCCACTTGTCGGCCGTCTCGTACAGATCCAGTGCCTCATCGAACGAGAGGCCAAGCACATCGTCCTTCTGGATCACTTGCGCTTTGCCTTGACCGCAGCAATAGCCTCAGCCAGGCCTGGCATGGAGACCGACCCCGAGTGCTCTACCTTGGTCTCCCCGGTGACGACCTGTTCTGACTTCTCACGCCACTGTTCGCGCTGACGGTTCTTGAGCCAGAAGATGGCCGCGGTCGTATCGGGCGGATACCGCTCGATGTACTCGACCTGGTGGTCCATACCGGTCTTGGCATCGGCGACGATCTTGACCGCCTTGTGCTCGTAACCCATGGCCCGATGGAACAGGGACTTGGCCACCAGGGCGGTAGCCTCCTCCCGGCCAGCCTTTATGGCACTGGAAAATTCAGGATGATCAACCAGCCACTGGTCGATTGAAGAGATCGAAACCTCGAACAGCATCGCTAGCTTTTCGTTGGTCGCGCCGAGGAGGCAATACTTGTACGCCTGCTGTGCGTACTCTGGGCGGTAGAGCGTAGGGCGCCCCGCACCAGGTTTGTTCTTGCGCTTCGGAGGAGTGTCTGTGTTCGCCATGGTGCAGCGAACTTATCTCAGCCCCGCTTGATCTGCTCCACCGGCACCAGGCTGCCGCAGCAGGGGCAAGGCTCGAGGCCTGCGGCCTTAGCCTCCTTCCGCTCCAGCCGCTTCAGCGCCGCATATACCGCGGTCTCGCTGATCTCCATCTTCCTTGCGGCCTGGGCGACGGTCATCTCGCCACTCAGGTGCAGCCGCACCGCGTCCTGTGTCTTGCTCATCTCGGCCCCTCTGTGTTGATCGTGCCCCGATTGTCTCAATGAAAAAAAGTTTTCTCAACCTATTGACAACTGTTCAGAACTGTGTAGAATACGAATCAACAAAGCAGCAAACGCTCCTTAACAACCCGGACGTAGCAAACAGCAACACAGGCCCGCGAACCGGCGATCGGTCCCCGCGCTCTGGAAGAGGCCTGAGCAACACCAAACACCCGACACCTCTCTGCGAGGTGTCACTTTCAAGCGCACACCGGCACCTGGCCGGCTCGACGGACTGCAGCCCGAGAGCACACAGGGCGCTTGAAGGTGACCGGGTACTGCCGTTATGGGAACAGGCCAGCAGGACCGAGTACCAGATTCCGGTGACGGTCACCACCCACCAAAGCGAACGCCCCAAGGACTGCCATCCGTGGGGCGCTCTGACCAAAACTGACTACTTAGGAGTCAATCATGGCTGCTCAAATTGTATCTCTCCAGGACGTCTCCAACCAGAAGAAGGTTGCACTGATCAATCGTTACGCGGCACTCTCTTCTGAACTGGCTCGCGTCAAGTCCGAACTCGAACTGTGCAAGGTCGAGGCGATTGAACTGCTCGGCGAAGGATCGTTCGAGACGAACCGCGCCAAGGTCTCCATCCGCTGGGCGGAGCGCCCGGTTCTCAACCAGGGCAAGGCCAAGTCCTTCCTGACCGCTTCGCAGCTGGCCGAGTGCATCAGCACCTCGAGCTTCTACGACGTTCGCGTCTCGCACAAGGGGGTTTGAAATGACCAAGCCCTCATCATTCCTCACCGACCTGATCATCGCCGCGGTCACCGCTGCGGCGCTGTTCGTCGCCTTTCTGATCAGCATCTAGGAGATCGCCATGCTTAACAATGACCATCCAGTCACGGAGGGCTGGTACTGGAAGCAGACCCACTGGGACAACTACCGACTCACTGGCCCCGATGGCAAGCCCCACGACTTCCGCTCCTACGCCGACCTCTGTTGGTGGTGCGGCACGCGCGGAATCAACGCAACCCAGGTTTAGGAGACGGTCATGTCCGACTACTACGACGCAGCAACCCCGCGCGAATACTACGTCGCGCTCCAGCGCCGGATCAACGACGGGTCGATCTGGCACTTCGAGGGCGCCGCCGGCCGCGGTGCCATGGACGCCATCGAAGCCGGGCTGTGCGTGCTCGGCAAGCAGCCCTGCCGCGACTACTACGGCAACCGCATCCCCAGCCGCTACGAAGTCAAGCGTGGCACCAAGGGCAGCGCCGCCTACGCTCGTGAGCGCCAGGGCGCCCGCTGGCAGCACATGATCGTGAGGGTCAAGTGATGATCACCATCTATGACCGAGACCTCCGTATCGTCAGCCGCTCCAAGAACCTGCGCGGCATCCTACGGTACCCATCCGCCGTTGAACGAGTTGATGTTTGGCCAGGGCAGCTTGGAGTCACATGGACTG